GGCCGCACGGGAAGAATCAATGGGCTACTTGGCGTCTTCGGTGACGAGGCCCCATGCGTGGAACTGTTCGCCGTTAGTGCCCTTGAGCATCTTGAACGTCATGCTGAAGTTCATGATCTCGCTGGATTTCAGGCTCACGTCGTCGCGGTCGGACACCTTCGCGTTGGTGCCGTACAGGAGGAAGGGGCGGTCCTGCTGGTCGAGCGCGACCAGGACGAGGATCCATTCCTTCTTCAGGCCGGCGCCCTTGATGCTGATGCCGCCGTCGGATTCCACGTCCACGTCGAAGTAGGCGGATACCACGTCCTTGCGGCCTTCCATCGCGGCGAGCTGGAGCGTCCAGTAGCCCGGGTCCGTGTCGGACAGGACGATGTCGCCGTTGTGCGCCTTGTAGTCGGTGCTGTCGCCCGGCTCCGGATGCAGGACGGCGCCGTCCTCGGTGCTGTATCCGATCGGCTTCTTGTTGGACGGCGGCGTCCAGTTCACGCCGGTCGGCGCGACGAAAGTGCTGTCGCCCTTGGGGAACAGGAACAGCGCGTAGTTCTTGATCAGACGCACGTTGCCGGCGGTATTGCCGTTGGACACGTACCCATAGTCGGTCGATCCGAGCCCGTCCTGCAGGCTGGTTTCGGATGCCGTCTGTTCGACGGCGATGGGTTCTTCGTTGCTGTCAGACATTCCTGTCTGCACCTCGCTTCCGTTCTGCGTGTGGCGGCACGTCTTTGCTTGTCTTTTCTTGTGTTTTCAGTTCAGGCGACGGATACCTCGAGCAGGAGCACGCCGTACGCGCACACCAGCCTCTTGTCCTCGTCAGTCATGCGTACCGGCCCGGATTCCAGTGACGCGCTGATGAGCGGCGCGACGGTTCCGAGCCTGATGATCTCCCTCGCGATTGCCGCCCACAGGCGGGCGGCCTTGTCCCAGTCGCCCGTATGGTCCTCTCTCATGCAGCGCACGCTCAGCCGCAGTCGCACGGCCTGGGAGATGGGAGTGCTCATGCCTTGCATGGAGTCGGCCAATGTGGCTTCGGTGAAGGGAGGTTCGAGGTCGTTGCGTTCGATCGTGTCGAACGTCACGTCCGGGAACAGCTCCCGCAGCCTGGGCAGGAGCAGCGGCTCCGTGCGCCGTGGGGTGATGGGGATGCTCATACGCGCATCCTTCCGAGCGTGTCCTCCAATGTGCCGTGCGCCTTCTCCACGGGTGCGGGGCAGAGGATGGCCACGCCGTTGCGGTTCGCGCCGTTATGGTCGCGAACCATGCACCGGCTGTCGGTGACGGCCTCGTTGGCGGCGTCGCGCATGCGGCCCCGCAGGGTCTCGTTCTTCAGCACCTGCTGGCTGAATGCCTTTCGGTTGAACACGAATCTGCATCGTTTGGCCATGGGTTATCCTTCCCGTTCGCCCACGGTGATGACGTCGCCGATGTGGCGTCCGTGGAGGTTGTTCCACACTTGCGGCTTTCCTTTGACGGGCAGGAGGATGCCTCTGACTTTGATCAGGTCGGTGGCTTGGATGCCTGTCGGCTGGCTACCGCGGATGTGGATCGTGTATTCGATGGTCTGCGGGCTGGCGTTCTCCTCGGTCTGGTCGGTGGTAGAGGTTGGCGCGACCATCGCCTGGAACGTGCCGACGCGGACGGGTTTGCCCTGGATGGGGTTGCCGTCCGTGTCGGTGGTGGACTGGCCGCGCCACACTTCGATGGTTTCCACTAGGACGTCTCCCCCGTTGCCATGTCGACGCTGAACGCGCGCTGAGCGTTGATGCCAAGGATGCGTTTCTCGTCGTCGCGCAGCCAGAGATCGCCGGTGGGCGCTCCGAAACTGTATTGTTCGCTGAAGCTGCCGGTGGTCTGGTTCATCTGCGTGATGCCGCCGGGAATGTCGTACGGGTCGGCCTGCATGATCCTGCGGACGATGTCGCATGTGATCTTCGTCAGCAGGCGTGGCCGTTCTTTTTGGAGACGTTGCCAGTTCGGGGAGCGTTCCTTGATGTAGTCGGTCACGTCCGCGAGATGCGTGTCGGCCTTCTCACGTTCCTCGTCGGTGAGTTTGTGCCACCTCTGTTCGAGGTCGACGGAGGTGGCGAACACGTCTGGTTCGACAGTCATGTCGGACTCCGTCAGGCGGTGAGCAGGACGAAGCGGTTGATGTCGCGGATACGGAAGCCGACCTCGATTTCGATTCGCACGGCGAACATGTTGTGCTCCCACAGGTTGACCTGCTTGCCGTCGATGGTGATGGACGCCTGGTCGGAGATGCTGGTCTGCATTCCTTCGACGGAACCCCATGCGGCGGAGGAGAATTCGCCGCACACGCCGAGGATCTCTGCCTTGGCCGGTCCCGGTGTCTCGGATACGGCGGGCACGTGAACGCCCTTGCTGATGTAGGTGCGGTTGCCGAGCACGGTGCTCACGTCGGAGGCGGCGGTGCCGTCGAGGAACAGGGGGCGTCCGTTGTTGTCGGTCGCCTGCCGGAGCACACTGCGACCCTGGGTGCTCAACGCCCAACCGTCCACGGTTCCATCCGCTTCGGACACGAGGTCGTCGGCTTTGTTCAGGTTCTTCCACACGTCCTTGCCGATGCTGACGGTCTGCGCGCTCTTCAGGGTGTCGAAGTCCGCACCCGGAGCGTCGACGAGACCCATGATGGTCTCGTCAAACGTGCGGGCGATGGCTCCCGGACCCTTCGCGACCACTTGGTCGTAGAGAGCGCCGAAGTCTCGGCGGAACTGGTTGGAGAACGGCATGATGACCGCGATGGTGTACGGCAGCATGTCCTTCTTGCCGAAGGTGACGCCGCTCTTCGGCTTCTCCGCACCCTCATTGACCCATGCGGCCTCCGGGTCGCCGATGATGATCGGCACGCGAGCACCGTTGCCGGGCAGTTTCATCTCCGGCACGAGCTGCATGAACGCGCTCTTGTATTTTGCGGTCTGCAAGATCTCCGCCTGGGTTTCAGGGGTGAGGTCTAGACCGTTGCTTTTTCGGGTCATGGACGGATCTGTCATGGTTTGTCCTTTCAAATGAATGTTGTTTTGCTGGTTGGCTCACAGGAGCGTGTTGCTCATGGCGTTGACGAAGTCCTCGCGGCTGGAATGTTTAGCCTTGGCCTGTCCGGTGCGGGCGCTCTGGTCCGCAACCGTGCCGCGGGAACGCATGTCGGCGAACACCTTCATGAGTTTCTCGGCGTATTCGCCAATCTGCTTCTCGTCGTCGCCCGCGAGGACGCTCGGGTCGGTGATGCCGTGTTTGGCCGCGACGTTGGCGCGTATCGTGGAGAGCTCCTTCTCGTGTTCGGCCTGTTTGGCTTCGCTTTTGAGCTTCTCGTTCTCCTCGAGCGCCTTGGAGAGTTTCGATTCGAGGTCGGCAGTCTGTCCGGCCTTCTCCTTGAGCTCCTCGTAGTCGCTTTTCCTGCCGCGTTCCCTGCCGAGACGCTCGTTGATTATGCGGTCGACTTCCTCCTGGGTGAAGGTCCTCAGCTTCGCGTTGTTCACGTCCTTTGGGGCCGGAGAGTGCTGTTCCGGCTCCTGTTGGCCGTCCGCGCCGGTCTGGTTTTCTTCTGCCATGGTTGGTGGCTCCTTTGCTTGTTCTTGGTTTCCACGCCTGACGCCGGCGAGTTGACGGCCATTCTTGTTGGTTTCGCGCATGGCTGCGCCCCGCCCCATCGCTGGGGTGTGAAAGGTAAAAGAAAAGCCATCACGTTTCGACGTGATGGCTTTCTGGGATTCAGAGATTTCCCAGCGCTTTTCTTCGCGCGTATTCGGACCGCAGCTCGTCGGTCGACACATAGTCGCCGACGGACCAGCGCTTCTTTCCTTCGTTCCTGACCCATTCATATTCGTCCTGTGGCATGGAGATATCGCCATACTTGCGTTTGATTTCCGCAAGATGGCGCTCATCGGTGACTTCCTTCAAATCACCGGGCATAAACGTGAAACGGTCGGAACGATCCATAGGCTCAATCATAGCAGTCTCAGATAAACGATCGGTCTGCCGTCGGATGCTCCAAGCCCTTCGAAACGAAGAGTCCTTCCTCTCGGCAGAAGAATTTCGTATTCTCCCGGATGCTGAGTGATCGGCTCCACATACACGCCGGCGCTTCCCGGCGGTACCAGGATTCTTGTGGCGATGCGGTCTTCCCCATCAACGTCAATGCCTCCCTCCTTGATGCTGGTGGCCATGTAGCCGATGTGTTCGAAGGTGCGACCGGTATTCAAATCGAAAAGCGACTCCATGTCGTTGACGTGGAACGTCGACAACCGCATCTGCCTGTCGACCGTGAAACGTTCTCGGGTGATATGGTCGGATATCGCTTCGTCGATGCATTCGACCTGATGGATGACGTCTTTCGACGGGTTTCGTCCGCCGAACAGGTAGCCGTTGATACTTTTGTAGCTGTCTCCGGTCCAATCCATCAAAGCCGCGATCTTCTCGTCGTTGGAGAATCTATCTCCAGGCATCCTGACGCTATAATCCGACAATCTCGATAGTTCGGAAGCGCTGATTGGAATCGATTTGCCGCTCCATCGAATCGTCGGTTGGGCAGTCACACCATCATTGACCTCATCGTGATAGATGCGTCTCAATTGGGCTAGCGTGTCACGCCAGTCGCCGTCATCGCCGGCCGCAGCCTTGGCTGCCTGGTACATTTCACGATACTTGTCCGGATCGTATCCTTTGAGTTTGCTGCTGCCCCAGCTTGGCACGATGTCGCAGTCGCAGTCCGTATGGTATTGCATCTGCCGTCCGGCGGTGTCCTCGCTCAGGTAGGCGAAGCCACGCGAGGCGAGCATAAGGCAGAACGCGCATGTCTTAGCCCCTCGCGGCACACGCGCCCAGCGAGGCTTGGTGGGATCGTTGGCCACAGCCCTCTGCATGGTCAGCCGCCCGACGGTCTGAATCAGATTCTGCACGTATTCCAGCGCCTGCTCCTCGTCAGCGAACGTGGGCCACAGGTCGTCGATGGTTCTTCCGGCGTTGTTGTGAACGGCTCCGTTTTCATCTGGAATGACATCCTTGTAGTGCAATCCCATGAAGTCAGTGTTGTTGAAACCGCCTTCCATCTGCCAGACCGCGCGGTCGGCGGTGATGGAAGGCGGCTCGTATTCCGGCATATCGATTCCGCCGTACTGCGCCCACAGGTCGCGTACGTGGCCGTAGTAGTCGGATGCGAGCCTGCTGGCGGCGTCGGCATACCGGTTGATCTCCGCTTTGATGAGCTCCTGGCTTTCACCGTCCCAGACGAGGCCCGAGACACTGTTGCCGGCCTCCTTCTGCAGGCGGCTCATGGTGTCCGTGTAATCCTCGTACAAATCATTGAGGTCGAGTTCAAGCCTTCTGCGTCGTTCCGGCGGCAGGTTCAGACTGTTCGGGCTCATTCATACCGCCTTCCCTCGCCGCCGTATCGGTCTGCTGCTCCGTCTGTTGGCGCATGCCTCGAATCTGATCGAGTACCTGACCGGCCTGGGCCTTGCGCTGGTCGGCCTTCAGCCGGACGATCTCGCTTCGGCTCAATCCGGCGCGTGTCATGCCGACCTCGCTGTTGGCGAACGAGTCGATGCTTCCAGCGAGCTTGCTGAATGCGTCGGCGCTCATGGAGCTCGACGGCGTGTTCGGGTTCTTCCAGTCGACCTGCAGTTTCATCAGCTCCTCGTCGGGCACGGATGGATCCTGCATCCGTGCCACAAGACGGGCTGCCTGCAGGATCGATTCACCGAAATCCCGGTCGCAATGGCGCGCCTCGATAATCAGGTCCTCACGTTGTGCCTCGGTCGCGTCGGCGGACGTCGGGTTCGCGTCGGACACGATGCCTAGCGAGCTGGCTGGAATGTTCATCGCACTGGCGAACATCGCCGCCCAACTTTTCAGCATCGTCAGATGCGGGTCCATACTCGACGCGGCCAGTTGCGTCACGGTCGGGGACTGCCCGTCGATGTCCTTGCTGATCATGTTGTAGCGACCCATATAAAGCTTTAACGCGTCGTCCGTGCCCAACGAGGCGAGTTCTTCGGAAGTGCCTGTCAGCAGGATTTTTGGGAACGCGTAGAATTCGGCATTCGCTTCGGCGCGCACGATAGTGCGGTTCGCGCCGTCGATGATGGCCATAGCGTCCCGGCTGATGCGGGAGCGTCCGAACGGTTTGACCTCGGTAGCCTTGTAGGCGAGGCGGAACACGCTGCACTCATTGTCGATGGTGGGTTGCTCATCGTCCACGCGCCACCAGTAGCCGAGACGGCGCTGCACGCTGATGTTGCGGTCGGGCATGTAGAGCACGAGTCCGGTGGCCTCGTTGTTGTCGTCAACGTCGGTGATGGCCATGCACGCCCTGACCCGCCGGTTAGGGTAATCCCAGACGGCGGCCGAGCTTTCCGCGGTATGCGTGCGGATGAGCGGTCTTCCTTCGAAGTCCCGGACGACGCTGAGGAACGAACAGCCGTGAATGAGCGCAGTCTGGATGGCCTGCTGCAGAACGCTAGTGAATCCGATGCGGCTCATGAAGTCCTGCAGTTCGAATGGGTCGTCCACGCCCGGCGAGACGAATCCCTCGAACACGCAAAGCTCAGCGAGCATATCCACAGCCTTGCGTGCCCACCCAAGCGGCGTGTAATGATCCTTGATGGACTTCGGCACAGTCAGTCCAAAATCAACCAGTGGCTCCTTGGCTTCGTAGTAGGCGGTGAGTGTTCGGTTGCGGCTCGCGTGGCGCGTCC